GGACAAGGTATTGCTACCCACTAGCGATTTGCCATGGGCCACAGTGCTATCACATGATGGCAGTAACTCCGGCCTAGGCACTACTCCTAGCTTCTTTGTAGAAGGCACATGGGTGCTCGTAGACTTCTTTGATGACGACATGCAAGAGCCATATGTTCTAGGGGGTATACCAGGTGTACCAGCCAGTCTGAGCAGTACAGGTAACATAGGGTTTCAAGACCCTAGGGGCCGGCCGGATGATAGCAGTAAGTCTATCTACCCTACGGCCGCCGGCGTATCTGATGTACATGAGAATGCTAGAGGCAGTCTAACGGCCGCCAGTCCTGTGGCTCGTGACAGTATAAGAAAAACGGCAGTACCTAGCGCTGACTTCGATGGGTTCGACATACCAAAAGTAGGCAGTAACCTAACAGTAACGGGCAGTACCGGCGGCACCTTTGATGAGCCACTTGTTGTGGATGGAGGCACTAGTGACACGGTGGGCACTTACCAACCTGTCTACCCTAGTAACCATGTGTACTCTACGGAAAAAGGCCACTTGCTAGAGTTTGACGATACTGACGACCATGAGCGTATAGCTATAACTCATAGTGCTGGTTCGTATCAAGAATATAGTAATGATGGTACTTACGTTTCTCATATTGTAAGTAAGATGTTTGAGGTTGTCTCTAGTGATAAGTCTTCTCTCATAGAAGGTGATAGTATTGAAACGATTGATAAGTCTTTGAAACTGAAAGTAAATAAACTAGGCGCCTCTGGTAATAACTACGATATAGAGATTGGTGAAGGTGCGAACTTTAATATCATGGTTCGTTCTGGTGCGTTGAATATGAATATAAACGGTAATGTAAATATCTTTAGTAATGATGATATTAATATGTCTTGTGATAACTTTAGACTTGACGCTTCGAATAAAGTTACTGTATCTTCTGGTGATAAGATACTTATTGATAGTGGTGGTGAGGTTGATATAGATGGTACCCCTATTAATCTAAACTAGGGTACCCGTCAAAACTGAGCGACCTTTTCTAATCTATAAATGCAATAGACACTATCTAAATAATTATATGAATATAACATTAACAGATAACGCATACGAGCATTTAAGAGACTTACGAAAAAAACATAATAAAGAATTTGTGCGACTGGATGTCAAGGCAGGTGGTTGTGCAGGTTATGAATACGAATGGTCTTTTGCGAATGATTATACAAGAGACGATCATATCATAGATGACATGTTACTCGTACACAAAATGTTTGAATTGTATCTAACTGGTACAGAAATAGATTATAACAAAGATGACTTTGGTGCAACGTTTAAATTTAGTAATGCAAGTGCAAAGTCTTCTTGCGGTTGTGGTACATCTTTCAGTATATAACCCCCACCCGTCAAAACTGAGCGGGTTTCATTTAGTATCTTTTGACTATATAAAATACATAATATAGTATGAACAAAAATAAAAAATTTTTTTGCTCACTTTTGATTACTGACTTACTATATACATATGACCATTGACCATAGAGTGCTAAAAGCACGACACATAGAGTTTCCCGAATATCATCAAGTCTACCATATCGCACAACTCGGCAACTTCATAGATTACGATACACGAAACATGGAAGCCGATGCAAGGTTTCGTCTCGAATGTATACAAAAAGAATTAGACCAACACGGTATGCTTCATCCTATCATTATATCGTACAATGCCTATGAGGTATCTGTCGGTCATCAAAGAGTATGGTATGCTAAATCAAGAGGATACACTCACATAGATTGCTACCACATACCTGACCAGCAAGCCTGGGAAAAAGTTTTTAATTATACACAATCAAATGACTATTGGAAAAAATATTCTCACAGCGAAAAATGTAAACTATCCTAATCTGTTAGTCGAAGCCGACTTATCAACATTGACATACAAGTGGGATCAAGTGCCAGTCGATCAATGGACAGACTATGCGGATAAGTATGAGATACCGTATAAGAAACTTTTCTCGGATATGGATCAAAAAGGTTTACTGTATCCTGTAATTATTCGTGACCTTAAATCGAATGGAGTTTTTCGGAAATATCAATGTGGTGGTCGAAGAATAATATGGGCGAAGCGAAATGGGTATACTCATATAAGTGCTTATAAAATTGTAGATTGGCTAACTGAAAAGGGTCGCCAAGAATTAAACGAAATAATACAAGACCAATGGTTTCGTATTGACTAAATACTATAGTATGAAATACATTCGAGGAATACGTTAAATCCCGTCCTGGGATTGATTATAGATATAATCACAAAAACAAGGAGAATACATGTTAAGATTAATTACTCTTACGGCAGTGGCGATGTTGCTGTTCACTTATGGTGCATCAGCAGCTGAGATAAAACCGTATGGTACGTTAAACTACAAATACTCGCATGATGAAAATTCTTCTGGCGTTGCATATGATAAGTTAGAGAACAACGGATCAATTATTGGTATAGATATTTCTGAACCAAGTATTGAAGGTAGTTCGCTAAATGGTATTGCAAAACTAGAGGTAGGGTTAGACATGGACGACAGTGGTAGCGATACATTTGATTCCAGACTTGCATATGCAGGTATAGAAAATAATGGTGTTGCAATTACTGTGGGTCGACAAGGACACTCTTGGGTTTCTAAAACTGGAAACTTTGAAGTGTATGGCTCTAACGCTGTATTTAAATATGGCGACAGATCATCTAATACAATCAAACTAGACAATGGCTCTTTAAGCGTCATGGCTATGATTGATGGTTCTGCTGGACAAGACGGCATTGATATGTGGGAAGGTACGCTTTCTCATTCTATCATGGGCGCTGATGTTTCAGTAGGATATGCAGATGACGTAGTAAATGATATCTCGTATTGGGGCGCTGGTGCTTCAACTACTGTAGGTGATGTAACAATCGCTTCAACTTATACAATCAAAGATCAAGCAAACGACCTAACAGGTATGGAAGCAACAATTGGTTGGAAAGCAATTACAGTAGGTTACGGAGATAAAGAAGGAACTGGAACTTATATGACATATGGTCTAAGCCATAACATGACAGACAGCCTAACCGTCTATGCAGAAATGCAACAAGATGATTTAGATACTGGCACAGACCTACAACACTATTCAGTAGGCACAAAGTTTACGTTCTAAATAAAATTAACAAAGGAGAAAATTCATGGATAAATGGATAAACAATATTGACGCATGGAAAGATTACGGATTAATTCTTTTAATCATATGCTTGTTCACAGGCATTCTTGCACCAATGGCTCTAGTAAAATGGGGTCTGATTGCTTGGGTGGCTGCAAATCTTTGGAAGAGATGGAAGGCATAGACCATGAGAGATATAACTAAAAATCGCTTGAAACGATTACTATATGTTTTAATTGTAATTGGTGCTTTTTGGTTAGGACATTATTACGGTGAACAGACACTTGAAGTCATAGACGAAGTGCCTGTACCAAAAATCACAATTGAAATGCCTGACGCTAAAGATGAGTTAGATATTCTTGAAGAAGAACTAGCGGCACCTGAGGCAACGGAAGAGATCCGAGGCTAATCAGTATAACGACCGTATCTGTGGGTTAGAATTTTTTTTAATCTTTCCCACACGATACGGTCTTTCAATTCTTTCACATTACGAGGATCACGCATGGCAAGCTTATCTGCTTTGCCTTTACATACTAAAATTTTTTCTAACAAAGGTTTCTTAATCACAAAGTCTACAGCTCCAATCACCTACATAAGTCCAACCAGTAAATAATTCACCATCAATATATTGACCAATAAAAAATGGCACTAGTATTGCTGTAAGAAAAATTAAAATCCAAAAAGTATTATACAACTTGTATCTGATTAAATCTTGCCCAATGCATATTGCCTTCGACATTATCAAATGTTACATCTTCATAAGTGATTGTACCTACAGGATGTTTTTCTGTATCAACTCGCATTACTGATACCTCATAATCATCCGTCATAGGAACTTGTATATTATCAATCTTAGCGTCTCTCAATCTGAAAGATGAACCACGTCTAACTTCAACGACATCGCCAACTTTAATTATCATTACGCAGCCTCCTTTACATCTATAATTGACAAAGGCACACTATAAGATAAACCATTGTTACTGTTAGTTACAGCACATCTAGTTTTCATAACTTTGGTTACAGTACCTAACCAGTATTGCGTTCTACCAGAAACGCCAACTTTAGAACCTACTGAAAGAGTAGATTTAATTTTTTGACCGTCAGATTTTCTACGAGCCTTAAGTGAAGCAACAATGATGTTACTATAGTTAGGACCCCAATCAGGTTCCTCTTTGATAAATTTTAATACGTCATTTAAAGTAGTCATAATATAGTCCTTTCTAATTATTGTAATAAACCTTCTTCAGCAAATTCAGACCAAACCCCTTGGTCATCAGTTACTTCTTGGGATTGTTTATCAGAATACAACTTGGTGATAATATTGTTATATTCTATTTTAAGAGTGTTATTCACATCAACGTCACGGATTGATTTAACATATTCAATTCTTTCGTCAATGTTTTCACAGTTTGCAAACTCAGCAAACATTTCGTTTTTAGTAGGTATAGTCATAATGTGCCTTTCTTTTTTCATATATAAATATATCATATACGGATACACCTTAAAAGTCAAGGTTTATTTGGCATATATTGAAAATTAAAAGTGTTATTTTTCAATGATTTAACTAGGGTGCGACAATCCTGACCAACTATGTTCTGGGTTTGTTCGCATATGAAATGGAGATTTTATGGGAT